TGAGGGCTTCAACTTTTGATTTCTTTTTTTTGTCTGCGTTTTGAAGAACTTTCTTCACGTCTGAATCAAGCGACTCGGTAGCAAGAACTTGTCCCATCCCACCGGCCATAAGAGACTTCGCCATATCAGAATCATGAAACGACTTCTCAAAAATTTCCCATGTGCAATCTGTATTGACCGGGCAATTAGTGATAGCTACGTTTCTGATTTTTGCTTCTTTAATTGTTTTATCTTCACGACGAGAAACTTTACCCTCAACAGAGAAGCCAAGCTTTCTGTTTGGAACATCTTGTAATGCTCTTGCAAGTTCCCAAATAGCATCAGCACGTTTAGTGCCTTTAAGAACATAACCCTCGCAAGTCCAACCCGGAGCTTTCACTCCGAATGATGAGAGGTCGTTATGGTATTGAACTGATTCTGGATAGCCTATGATTGCAGATGTATCTTGAGAATGATTGTCATTGAAGTGGCCTTGGTGAAGGAACTCTTCAAAGTCCAAACCTTTAGATAAAAGAACCTCACCCTGACGGTCTTTCCGTTGGGTAGACATGATGCCTTTGATTTTGCGGGAATTATGATTGTCGTTGTCTTCGGATTTCTCTATGAATGCGACTTCAGGAAGCCAAACACGAAATGTGTCCTCTCCAACGAAAAAGTTCTTCTGTTTAAAATCCATCTCAAGTCCTGAAAGTGTTGTGTGTTCAACATTTCCAACACTCCATCAAACTTGAGTCATCGTTGGTCTATTTTTTAATAGTAAACTACATTTACCGTTTGACGCAAGAAAAACTTTATTTCTTTTCTTTTTTTTCTTGATTTATCTCAAAAGAGAAATTCGTCGTAATTGATTTCAAAAGTTCTGGTTCAATTGCGACTTCATGATTGCACGATTTACAAACTGCGAACATACCCTTTGCATTCCAAATAATAAGCTTAGAGCGAAACTTGGTCTCACTCTGATAGCTTTTAATTATGCTTGATGAACAGCTAGGGCAATCCAAATCGTGTTTCAAATCAACCTCTTACAATTGCTTTGGCCAACTTATCTCGCTTGACCTTAATAGCATGTATGAGCTGAGACTTTCTCAACTCTTCGGCTCTCTCTGTTTCGGATTTTACTAGGGCTTCTTCCACTTTAGGTGGAGGAGGCATTCTCAAATCAGTTACGAGAACCCATGATTTCTTGACTTCTTTAGGCTGTAATTCTGCCTCAACAAAAGGAGCCATGGCAACAGGGTCGATGATTTTATTTGAAAGAACTCTTCTCATCGTGGCTTCTGAAAGGTCGCCTTCAGCAAACGATTTAAAGATGTCTGCGTGAGAAATACCACGAGGAAGCTTTGATGAAGGGATGTCGATAAGCTGTTCCGCTCCACCACGGGCCTGAACATATTTTCTTAAAGCGTTCATGATGTGTGAGCGCAAATCTCTTGATGGGTCGAGATTAATTCCTGAACCATTTACTTCGTTTGATGAAGGACGTGCCGAGTAGTCGGATTGCTTCTGACATGCAAAGTTCCAAAGAGGAGAAAGATGAATTGGCATCCAACCCGGAGGAAGTTGTACTTTCCCATTCGCATCTTTTGGAGCGGCATCAAACACTTCTTTTGGAATTGCCATTCTCGCTTGCGGAGAAACCCAAGATGGACGACCGCCAAACTCGTTCCATGATTTACAATCATCGAATGTCGGATACGGAGCAGGAGCATTTGGGTTTGCAAGATGCCATTGGTCTTTAATGTATGGACGCATTCTTTCGAATTGCTTTCTGGCGAACCCACGCTTCATACGTTCAACTTCAGGATTGATTGGAGCGTTCCCTAGAATTTCTTTTATGTCGTGATAAAGTCCCTGATATGTAGTCATAACATCTTTAAGGCCCTGTACTTTTCTTCCACCAACCGTCTTAGAAGACCAATCGAGCATCTCATCTGTCTTGCCGGAAACGTAGAGTGCTTTAACTCTGCTTTCATCCATAGCATCGCCAACGGCCCATGGCCTTCCACCGACAGCTTCATCCATGCAATTTAAAAAATGCTGAAACGATAATCTGTTTTGTGGCTTGATATGTGGAGCTACTCTTTCGAAAATTTCTTTCGCACGTTCGAGGTATGGATTCTTACCTGATGCCTGACGGGCAATTGCTTCACGAATTGGAGCTTCGTCGGCAGCAAAAGTTGGGTCGGCAGCGGCCATCTCTCTGGCGGCGGGAGCATCTGGTCCAATCGCTCTGGCAAGTGCCTTGGCTCTTTGGGCTGCTGCTCTAAGAGCTTGTTTTTGTTCGGCAGTAGTTGTAACTGGCGTAGGCTGTTCGGCAACAGGAGCCGCCGGAGTCCTTGTCTGCGCTGCGAGCTTTGCCCGGAGTCTCTCGTTCTCTTGTGTCAGGCGAGCAACCATCTGTTCTGGTGTTTCCGCAGGAGTGGGTGCTTCGGGAGCAGCTTGAGCAGCAATCGCTGAATCAACCTCTCTATCTTCTACTCTTCTCGCATCACGGTCAGCAAACACTTCGTCAAGACGACCTCTGAGACTTGTCATCTCAGGGTTTTCGGCAGCGGCTTCTGTAGGTGGTGGAGTAGCACGAGTTCTTCTTTTGTTTCTTGTCGTCGATGCTCGGTCGGCAGCTTCCCGAACTCTTTCCAAATCTCTTTGAAAGTTTGGACTTGGAGTTGGTGCAGCTTCCGCAGGAGAATCAAGATTGATTCCCATTCCTGAGAGTTCTGTGCGAAGTGTTTCAAGTTCTCTTTCGTTCGCTCTTTGTCCAACGCCTTCTGCTTCAGCTTGGGTCGCTTCAACTGCGGTTCTCACAGGAGCGGCAGGAGCAGGAGTGGCAGGAGCAGGAGTGGCAGCACGAGTTCCACGACGAGCGGTTCTGTTTACAACTCTCTCAACCGCAACATGGTCATCGCCGATAGTATCGACGTAACCAGAATGGTTTACATCACCATGCGAACCTTCTTTCATGTGGTGTTCAGCGAAGTCGTGACCACGCTTAAGAATCGCCTCACGAGAATAGATTTCTGGGTTCAGGCCTTCAGCTATTAACTTTCTTTTTCCTAATTTGAAAAAAGCATCTTCGTAACCACGAAGATTCTGTCTTGCTTTGGTTCTCTTTGCTCTATCATCTGCGCCCGCTGCATCTTTATGAATACCAGATTCATTGAGCATTGCTTCACGGTCCATCGTATGATGACCATGTAGGCGAGCGGCGATTAATCTTTGAAGGTGTTCTTTACGGCCAGCCTTTTGAGCCTCATCATCCAATGTGGACAAAGTGCCATCAGCGAGCTTGTACCAGTATTTGTAGTGGCCGGGAGTTCCGGTTCTCTTTACATATTTGTGCGGGCGAGCTTTAACGAGGTCAAAATCCATACATTCTCCAATCAATAATCACATTCGCAGACATCGTCCTCTTCGGAAAAGGGTAAGCTCTTATCCATATCCTCTTCCATATCCTCTCCGGTAAAGGCAAGGACAGCTTCTTGACGTGTCTTCAAACGCTCATCTGGGGTTAGTGTAGTAATATCGTCTATCACTTGCCCTGCTTTGTAACGTCCAAAGCTTTCGGCAGCGACAGTTTTCTTTTTGAACCCCCACCCCTTCGGGACAGGAGAAAGTTGACACTGACAGAAAGGATGAACAGGCCCAATGGTCGGTTGCCAATCGTTTGATTTGAGGCCGATGTTGGTTGGATAAAGCGCAGACAGTCTGAATACTTTTGGTGTGACTCCATCGGATTTTAGATAGAGCTTCTTACAATGTTTGCAAGCGTTCGGAGAAGGTCTTTTATAAACGAGCGCATCGTCCCCTTCAGGAGATGTTCTTTTAATCTCGTCATGAACTCCATTTTGAATAGCGTCCTGCATCTCGGTTGAGGCCACTTTAAGCCAATCACGCTTTCGTGTTTGAATGCTCGCCATGAGATTTGACTTCAGTTGCGATATCGTAAGTCGGTCGGCCACGGCGGTTGAAACTTCTCTACGAACTTGTTCCTGTGCTGCACGAGCAACAGACGTTCTAAAGTCTTTTGCGGTGTCTGCGCCAATACCTTTAATATACTCTCCGGCATGGGCAGAGGAGTGTTCGATTGATTTCTTTTCAACTGTGGTGCGTGGGATTTTCTTTGCAGCTTCTTTCATCGCTTCGTATGTGATGGGCTTTGCTTTGGCCTTATCAAGTGATGAAACTATTCTTCCAAGCGTGTATGCGTCGCCTGTAAAATGTCGAACGCCTGTTCTGAGAAGTTTATGTTTTTGAAGCAACTCAATCTCTTCTTCGGTCAAGGCCCTCTCTCCGAGGGCCTCAAATGTTAAAGCGAGATAATGCTTCTTTATGATTTCTTCAATCTTCTTTAATTGCGCTTTGGTCAACATACTTATTCAACAATCCTTTAAGCTCTGGGTTGTCCTTGCAAATGACTTCGGCTTCTGCCATCCAATCATCTCCATAAAGAACTTTGACGCTTCTTTCGAATAACGGCTTTGAATAACCGCACTTCAATAAGTTGATAAATGATTCTTCCGTATCATCTTCCCAAAGACTATCTAAATCTTCCATTTCAATCTCCTTAAGCGAACGGATTTTCTGCTCTACCTGCTAGGTGTAGAACATACTGTTTACGGACCTTAGTAATACGTCTTTGTTGGGCCGCTGACAACCCTGTATGAATCAGGAAAGCATCGAGGCGTAGTGATGGCCATAAGGTTATCATCTTCTTCAGTCTGGCAGGTCCAACAGTTAGGGTTCCACCACGGCTCGACCTTCTCCATCTGTCTGCCATGTTTATAGCATCTTGAGCATGAGGATTGCTTTGATTAAGAATGCCCGGAGGCGAGGTGGCCGATGTTGCCGGACTTGTCTGCGCAGGTGTGGGAGTTGAAGTTGGCTTAGGTCTTCTTCCAGAAGTTAGAGAGATTTGTGCAGGTTCAACGAGATTGTTGTTGGTATTGTAATAATGAGTTCTGCGCTCGTTCAAAGTTCCCCAACGTGCATCAGTTTTGTTGATGTAATTCATACCAGAAAAACTTGAAGTTGAATCAATCAAGATAAGCTCACCAATATCGCAATGACCTTTCGAGGCAAATACTTTATTAAAGTCGAAGTCGAACGCTCTCTTATCTAATGCTTTGAGACCTGTCGCTTTATCAACGATAACTCCAAGACGAACGAAGTCGTTTGGATATCTGCAACTATCAATTCTTGCACGAACTTCTGCCTGTTGTTCCTCGGGAAGGCTCAACCTGTCGGCCATGCGTTTGAAGTTACTCTTCCATGTTGATTTCCAATTTCCAACATACTCATCTGGGTTGGCGAAGTCGTAGTAGTGCTTAGACCATACGAGTGCGCCCTTAAGTCCATCTCCCCAACCATGGTTTGCCGCAGACATGTGGATGCGGGTGTTTTCTTTGGCGGTGCCTGTCCATGTTGATGTTAAGTCTTTCAGGAAACGTTCAACGCCTCCATAGAGACCTTTGCCCATTCCGTTGTAGCGTTCGAGCATATCGTTTTCTGGACGATTAAAATATCCGTTATACCAACTGATTGAACCGTCTGGGTTCTTTGTGATTTTTCTATCGGCGTATGTAATATACTCGCCTGTATCATTCGCCATGATATCAAAGCGGGCCTCGAATGTGCCAGATGTGCTTCCACTTTGACCGAAGTTTATGAGTCCATCGAGGAAGTTCTTCTTAACTTTAACTTTGGTTTTGGCAGTTGGGTTTGGGTTTAACGAGCTTTCAAATTTGTCCCACTTAAATGTGGTTCCAAAAACTCTCTGAATACCCTTACAAAGATTCGCCTTCATCTTTGTTTTCTCAGCTTCGCTTGTTGTGCGTATGCCGAAGTATTCCATCATCTTGTCTGCGGTCTCACCATGAGTAGTTAAAACTTCTCTGTTCTCAACTTCCAAACGTGCAGCTTCAATACGCTCACGTTCGGCACGTTCTCTACGTTGTTGTGCTGCTAATTGTTTCGCTGCAAGTGCGGCGGCAGCTTCACGTTCTCTCTTCTCTCTTGCTTGTTGTTCAAGACGTTCTTGGAGTGCTGCAACCGGAGTGAGTTCGTGGTTTGTTGGTGCGTTCTCACGAGTACGCTTATGTGCATCGGTATAGCCCGCTGTCAGGTGTCCTTTGTTCTCCATGTGTTTCAACGATTCGTTGAATAGCATGTTTGGATATGACTTTTGATGTTGCTCGTTCATTCCTGCGCTTGAGTTAAGTCCGGTATGTGCAACGTCGAGCTTCTTTAAATTCTCATGAAGCTGTTTAAATGCTTCTGCCATATTTGGCTTATCGAGTACGCCATCTGTGAGAACTTCTTTTGTAATTCCCGCTTCACGCATTTTAACAGCGTGTACGTCAGTTCTATATGAAGAACTCTCCAAGTGGTCGAACATTTTCTTTAGATGAATATTGAGTGCTTCTTTTAGATGTTCTTTTTGTTCCGGGGTCATCTCTTGGTGAATCTTATCACTAGGAGGAGCGACCACTCCCGGCATCAACCTTTCTTCAAGTTGTTCTTCGTCATGGTCAATACCATAGTCATTTGCGAGCATCTTCTTTGCATCACGAGCGTGTACGCCTGTGCCTCGTGCTTCTTCTCTGAGAGCGGTAAGAACATTTTCAGGATGTTCCTCGACACTTTCAAGAATTTTCTTAGCTCTTTCGTCACCAAGCTCTGCCATGCGAGTAAGAATTTCCATCGCACGGTCTTCCATTCGCTTTGGTTTATTTCCCGGCTCATAGTAAACGTAAATCCACTTCGCTCCACGCTTATACTTTCTAAGGTACTTATGTGTGCCAGTTGATTTTAAAAGGTCAATGACAAGTGCAAATGATTTCTTAGCAGACTTCATCTTCATAGCTTCTGCCATCATTCGCTTCCACGACTCTTCTTCTTTGCGTCTGATATTTTCTTCCGTTGCGCTTTGTTCGTTTTTACTTTCAGGTGAAACGTAAAATATACTTCTCTTGCGTTCAACTGATTCATCCCAAGCTGTTTCGGTGTCCGGTTGTCTCATCTGTTCATGAACAGCTTCAGCGTGAGAATCGGCAGTATGATGTCCACGTTGGCCTGAACCAACTCCACCCTTCTGTTCTTCTATTTCATCTTCGTCTATGACTTTCTCTATTTCTTTTTTGTCATATACAACTTTATCTTCACCCTTATAAATGTAAATCATTTCGCCCTTTGGCCCTTTGTACTTGCGCTTGTACTTGTGTGGCTTTTCCTGTTTGGTTTCGTCATGAATGAGTCCCATTGCTTGCAGCACTACGTTCTTCGGAGAGTTCAGGTTGTTTCGAACATGTTCTGGAAGTCCACCTTTAGTTTCAATCCATTCCCACTTTGCCACTTCTTCGTCGGGGTCGTTCTTTGATGTTGCGGTTTGTCCGTCCCACTCGTACTTGTATGCGGCAACGGTTATTTTAACTCCGGCATTCCCTGAAACTGTTTGAGTTCTTAAATGGGTTAGCTTGCTCTTGTCAGTTTTAATTCCCGCTTCTTCAAACAACTCTCTGATTGCGCCTTCGGCCCTATCTTCTTTAGGGTCAACCCCACCACCCGGCAAGGTCCACTTCTTAGAATCACGACGAACGCCCATGAGAATCTTCGTGCCATTCATAACAGCTATTGATGAAACGTACATCACGCTGCCTTCCGACTTATAAATTGCGATATCGAAATTCATATAACCTCATCAATCTCTTTCATAATGTTTTGAAGCATCTCGTCATACTTATCATTCCAATAGTCCATCATCTCTTTTTGAGCGACATAGAATGGCGGCTTGTAGACGGGGGAAAGGGAAACGTCATATTGTTTCCCTGCCATGGCCTTGACTAGCGTGAATCGTTTCTCCTCAAGTTCTTCTTGAGTTCCTTCAATTCTTACTTTCAAAACTCAAACTCCTTAACGAGAGACTTGGTAACTGCTTTCTTTTTGTCTGCGCCATCTTCAGCTTGATTGAGTTTTCCAAGTTCAGCTTCCAACTCTTCAAGACTCATATTTTCATAGTCCGGCTCTGGCTCTCCTTGACCTTCATCGTCCATTGGAGATTCTTCTTCGCCCGGTTGAGCGTCCATTGGAGAACCCGGTGCGCCTCCCGGTGGAAGTGGTTGCCCATCAGGCCCCATTGGTTGTTGAGCTTGTTGAGCAGCTTGCATTTGACCTGTGATGAATTGAATTAGAGAAGGGTCAAGAACAACGTCACCCGGATTCTTTATCTTGTCGAAGTCTGGGAGAGGTTCTAAATCTTGTTCAGCACGAATTTCGTTCACTGTTTTAAAAGATTTTACCTGTTGAACTTGTTTATCTAATTCATCTTTATCTGTTCCCATGTTGAGACCGCAAAAACGGAATTCAAAATCTGGGTCGATACGATAAATAATATAGTCGTTAATCATTGATTGAATGAACATCAGTAAAGGCTTGAGACCTTTATCTTGAGAGAAACGAATTCTCTCTTGTTGTTGTCCATTACCAAGTCCACCGCCTCCACCTGACTGACCTGAAGAACCTTTTGAAATATCGAATCCTATTTCTAGTGGGTCGATTTGAAAGACTCCACAAATAGTTTTGATACAATATTCCATCCACTTTCCGAATTCCATTTCACGGTTGTTCGAGTGGAGAGATTGCCAGTTAAGCTTTCCATCTTTCCCCATAGCAACGATAGGTGTTCTCCAAGCGTTGTTCACACCTGTGACCTGTGCATACCATTGTCTGCGGAAGGCTTCTAATTGGTCCGGTGGTACTGAACCTTCGAACGCTAAAATACCTTTGATAGAAGAACCCTGTGAGAAGAATTTTCTGTTGTAGGTTTCAGCATTCATGTGTGCTGTGATTGTGGCCACAAGCATTTCGATTTCTGAGTAACCGTAACCGAATGCAAGGATATCTGTGCGTGGGTTTCTTACGCCGAAACACATCTCCCATTCATCGAATACGGTTGTGATAACTCCATTGATAACCTGACAGAACTTAGGATGTTTTGGTTTGAACTCTCTGAACTGTTTGCTCTCTCTTGTCGCTTGTGCGAAGAGTGCGCCTTGTCCTTTCGAATCAAAGAATCCACCTTGGTCTGACTTCTCTTTGTCATCTGGAATACGACGAATGGTTCCTGCGTCGATAGCTGTAAAGCTGTACGGTATTCCATTCAGGCGTGGTGTAACTTCGAAGTTTACTTGGTCGAATGTTAATGAGTCACGAGTGATTTTTCTGATGAATGTTTCGAACGAGTCACGACGATTCCTTTCAGGAGTGTCATCGAAACTTTCAGGAACTCCACATCCCATCAAGAACTCTTCAAGCTCTTGCATCTTCTTCTTCTGCATTTCGTTTGGCTTCGCTTTTAAATCACGAAGTCCAACCTTAAATCCGTTTGAGAACTTGTCCGGTTGAGGTGTGCAGAATGCGGCAACTTGATTTAAACGAGTTTGAATAACTGATGCGACGATTGGATTGGCGTAAGTGATTTGTCTACACTTTGAATAATCGAGGAGTGCATACTTTTCTTTATAACCAAGTCCGGCATTATTGTAACCGTAAGGGTCAACAAGATTTGCTTTTTGTTCGAACGCCTGCTTCTCTGGTGTGAGAATCCCTGCCTTATACAAGTCGGTTCGTAGAGGAAGTATTTCTTCCTGCACGAACTCTACTGACTTGGAAAGTGCATCTCTGATAAAACCCATGTAAACCTCTTAGATTTCAACAGTAACTTTTTCAACTCCGGCAACAACTACTGTCCCGCTTTCGTCTTGAGAACCCATCATGCCTTTCATCATTTCGATTACGGCAGCGTCAGTCTCAGACATACCTTTGATTACTTCACCGTTAGGTAGTGTCATCTCGGTCGTTGAATGCTTCGTGATTGGAGCAGGAGTATTATTGCCTCCAAACTCTCCCTTTTCAAATGATTCTTTTACTTGTTGGTCCATCGGCTTAGAGAATTGTGATGTTGCATTTAAGTCCTGTTGGCCTTCACCTTGCTCGGTCATATATGCAGCTTCGCCCTTTTCAACATAGCTCTGCATGGCCTTGTCCATCTGATTTCTCTGATAGTTTGCAATGTGGGCCTGAGCAGGGTCGCTCGTCTGATTAAGTAGTGCTGTAGCGTTGTCTGCGAGAGGGTTTCCAGTGATATGACCGAAGTCGAAGTAAACCCCACCCGGACCTTGTGACTTGATGAATGGATTTTGTTTTTTCTTAAGTGGCTGGCCTTTGCCTTGCTCTGCAACCTTTGGAGAATTCTCGTGGAGGCTTGCTACCTTCTCAAACTCTTTCTTTGAAACGCCTTCAGGCATTTCACCTTTCTTCACGCAAGAACCGGCCTTATCAATGTCTGCGGCTTCCTTCTCTTCTTTCTTTTGTTCAGCATCTTTTGGCTCTTTCTTTAATTGGAAAGAAGGCTTCTTTGGAGGAACTGGAAATGCTTTGTCGCAATTTGCTTTATCCATCTCATCATCATCTTCATGAGAGACTTCAATCTTCAGGTCGCCCTTTCTTGTAGCTCTCTTTGGCTTTGGTTTGTATGTACCGTCACATGATGGTTCTTCACATAGGTCGCCAAGGGCCTTAAGGATAAGGTCTGAATCAGAGAAAGATTTTTCACATTCAATCTCTTCTGTCTCTTCCTGAATTTTTTGAACTTCTTTGTCGTTATCAGAATGGAAAGACTCTCCACTTGTGTCCTTGAGACCTTCGACAGAAACTCCACCCTTAGATAGTTGCGCTTCAAGAACGTCACGAGGGTTTGAACCATATCCTTTACGGACAAGTTGACCTTCCATTACTTCTTTGTCAGATAGAGATTTTTGTGTCTCTTCTGAAATGAGTGAAGGCATACCGACTGTGATTCCCATTTGTTTAAAAATATCCATTAGATTCTCCTATTATTACTTGTTTCTATTTTTTTCAGCTTTTCTATCTTCTCTATCCCAATCTTTTTGTGTGGCCTGTTTGGGCGTTGGATTTGCACTTTCTCTATGTCTCGCCATGTGAGTGTGATGATGCTCTATTTCCTTCATAAGTTTTTTCTTATTCTTTGCGTGTTTCTCTGAATAAGTTCCATCTCCGTTGTGTTGTGAGTGATACTTGTCAGTCGCCTCTCTCTTCTTGTGGTTGTGTGTATCATAAGCATCTTGATGGTCTTCCTGTGAAAACTCCTTATGACCTTTATTTCCGTGAGAGTTATATATCGGCTTACCACTCGTCGTATGGCCTATAATGACTCCACCACGAGTCCCTTCGCCTTCGCCTTTCATGATGTCTATTTGTGCATATAAATCAGATTTACCAAAGTCCCCGAGGTCAGTTTCGGTTTCGTCTTCAGACTTACATTTCCATCGTTTGAGTGCTGCGCCTTTCGGTGTGAGCTTACCTTCTTTTGAAGTTGGCCCTTTCACTCCGCTCATACGAGCGCAGAAAGAACGCTTTCTTGCCGCTTTCTTTCCTGTGGGTTTGCTCTCTGTGACAGGGGCCTGAAGATTTGAACCGTTTTCACGATTATACTTCTCTCTGAAATCAGAATTTAATCCACCTGTAGGGGAATGCTTTTTCTTGTTGTAACCGTGGAATGGTTTGTCGGACTTATCCAATTCTTCCGCTTCCACGAGTATGTAAAACTCAGTCACCTTGTTGCTCATGCTTCCCATCCTTCGGGACGATATTCAGAGAATACTTGTAAGAATTCTTCTTTAGAGTGGGAGTAACCTGCTACTCGCTCGCTCTTATCGCCTTTTTGTTTTTTAAGGTGTTTATTGGCATCTTCAAACGTGTTGAATTCTTTAATCTCTTTGACCGCTTTATTCTCGTCACGAACTACGACGAAGTGTTTCACCTTACCACGCTCTTGACGTTCGAACTTCTTAACTCTGTCTGCGGTCTTGTCGTCTTCTTCTTTTGTGAAGTCTGACAGGTCGCCTGACTTGGCCTTAACAACCTGTTCCCAAGGAAACATCATCTTCTCTTTTACAAGAAGCTCTGGCTCTTTAGGACGGTTCTCAGGTTTGTCTTCGCCGCCCTTGTCCAACTCGTTCAGATAGCTTGAAACATCTTGGAGATATTTCGCCACTTCTTTGTTCTTCATCAGACCATCAGTATCTTTCGAAAATTGGTCTTCAAGGTGTTTGGGTGGTTTGTAAAAGTTATCATGCGTGTAACCCGAATATATTTGCTGCATGTGAGTTTTAATCTGTAGCTCAACGAGCTTGCCGTTATCTGAGCGAAACGTAATGTGCATAGCTCGGTAGCCGTCAGGTCTGCCACTATCAGAAAAGTCATCACGCTCAACAACTGCATAGTTGTCTTCGATATGTTTAAGGATTGCTTTCTGCTTGTCAGGAGAAGATGCTAAAGCTCGTGTGCCTATCGCATCGTTCACTGTATTAAGCGAACGCTCTTGCATTCTTCCATTCATCTTTTTTAAGAGTGAATCAACGTCCTTCAATCTGTTACCGAAGTTGTCTGCGCCTACCGCTTTCAAGTCGTGAGCGAGAGTTTGAAGCTCAACATAGTCGTGCTTAAACTTCTCAATAAATGCTTTCACATCGTCTTCTGTCACATCTTTACCGGGCTTAAGGAAACGCTCATTTTCAGGCGGGGGTGGTCCCATTCTGTTATCTGGCTTGCCTGCATCTTTGGGTGCAATTGTTTTCTTCTCTTTGCGCTTATGCTCGCCAACTGGCTTCCAATCTTTCTCGTCCATCTCGCTTATGATGTTTACTGGAAACTTCTTAAGTCCAAGTTCTTTGAGCATCTGGAATGTGGTATTACCATCTCCAACTGCATAGTGATAACTTCCATCTCTGTTGTTTATCTTATGCACGTCAAGTGGCGCACGTTTGTCGTAACTTCCATCGAGCGTTTCTCTAAACTTCTCTTTAGAGCGAAGCTTTTCTTCTGTCTGTCTCTCGGCACCTTTTAGTTGGTCCACGCTGACAAGAGAGTGAGGATGTTCAACGTTGAATACATCTTCATGATTCACGCTCTCCATCTTTTTCTTCTTCTCTTCTTTCTTCTGAACTTTCTCTAACTTCTCTGCAATGGCCGCTTCAACTTTTTCAGAGTGGTCTTCTCTTCGTCCACCTGACATCCCACCTGCAACCGTTGGACGTGCGCCAACTCCTGCGCCTGAAACTGGCTTCCATGTCGAAGGATTGTCAGTAATTTTTTTGTACTTGATTCCATCTGTATATATGTGGACCGTTCCAACTGGTACGCCACCCTTGATTAGGTCGTCTGACTTCATCAAGTAGTCGCCTTCGATTCCATCGAATAGTGATTTGTATGCGTTGGCAACGTCTTCCCAAGAAACGCCTGTCTTCTTCTTTGCCGGAGTCTTCCCGGTCGATTCCGGCTTCTTCCCGGCGGCTTCCTTCTTCTCTGGCTTTTTGTCTGCGCTGTCTTTGTGGTCGCTCTTGGTATCAAAGTCGAAGTTCAAGGCGAACTTCATAACCTGTCCATCTGACGTAGGATATTCCGAATAGAAGTCTTGTTGGTCTTCGCCTACTTCCTTGAATCCATTACCTTCGTGCGCTTGTCCTTCATCGCTTCCGGTAGTGTAAACCATCTTCTGCTTTCCACCGTCTGCAACGATTACGCTATCTTGGTTGAACTTCTTTCCAAGCTCAAGCATGTGGTCATCATCATGGTCGTGAACCATAACGAGGAAAGAATCCTCTTCCCCACCGTAGTGTCCTTTCACTTTCGTGAAGGCATATCCACCTTGCTTCAACTCTCCACGAAGGTCTTCGTAGCGTTGTGCAACTGCGGTCTCTTCCATTCCCTCTTCAAGCTTAGGGTTTTTACCTGCGCTGATGAGTGCGTACTTGCCGCTCTTGAGGAGAGTGGTGAGTTCTTGTTTTGAGAGAGATATCTCGTGACCCTTGCCTGCTTCTTTCTTTTGAATCTTTTTTGCGAGTTCAGGAGGAAGGTGTGACTGAGAATTTTCGTTGAAGTGTTCTTCAAGTTCAGGAGGTAGCTTCCCACCGTTCATCTTCTCAAGAACTGTCTTAAGCGTTCCAAGCGTATCTTTCTTGACCGAAGATTTAGTGTCTTCTTGTTTTTGCTTTTCTTTGATGTGGCCAGATATCTTCATGTGTTTTTCAGCATGTGTGTCGATGTCTTTATGGAGACCTTGAGTGTAGCTGTGGTGCGATTCGAGGGTTTCGTTTGCGTTCTTTCCGTGTTGAGGGGACTTCAATCGGTCTCTCATGTCTCCTGTCTCAAGGCCAGCTAGAGGTCTCCAATCGCCTTCAGCAAACTTCTTGTAACGGTTCCCATCCTTGTATGTATGGACTGTTCCAATTGGGGCCTTGTTCCCACCTGCGCTTGGTTTTGGTGTTTGTGGTTCCGCTTTGATTAGGTCTGGTGTTAGTGACCTACGGAGCTGTGCGAAACGATTTAAGGTTTGGTCAATCATTGATTGAGGTCCGGCCTCACCGTAAAACTGTTTGGTGGTGAGGTAGTTATCAATCTCTGGTTTCTTGCCCATATCATACCATTCGTTCGCAGGTAGAGGCATCCATCCGGTTCCGGTTTCATCAAACTTGTACGGATTGTAATACGGAGATTCACCCGTCATGTCGTGTGGTTGGAATGGGTTGTGAGACAGGGCCTTACGGAGTTCCTGTCTTTCTTTTTTGGATTTTAATAACTTACGTTCTTCAAGCTTATGACCTTTTTCGATGGTCTCATCAAGCAATGAGGAGGCAAATTCAGCAATGTTCAATCTCTTGGTCATCTTCAACCTCTATAACATGGACGATTAGCCCATTTTCAAATTTCAATTTTTCATCACAATGGTCGCAACGGAATTCTTTTGACTTATCGGAGACTAAATTCTCTTTGTTACATAGTGGGCACTGAACTGTTTTTAACGAGAACTGACTCTGGTAGTAAGCGTGTAGAGTTTTCTTAATTCTAAAAAGAATTTGGCTTGCTCTTGACTCACTGAATTTAAACTCTCTAGCAAGCTCCCGAATCGAGTAGCCTTCAATCCGACAACGGATTATTTCGACATCTCTATTGTTCAGGCCCAACTCTTCAAGTGTTGAATCCACGTCCATACCCGATTCGAGATTATTTATCATATCATTATCGTCAGACTTAAGCTCGTAGTCATATTCTTCAACTCGTCTTGCTCTTGGAGTTTTTGCTCTCTCGTCCCCAATCATCTTTCTGACTTCATCGAGAACTGCGCCTTTGATTCGATATTCTGCGAAAGTCTTGAACTTAACATTTCGAGATTCATCGAACCTAGTTCTGGCCTGTGAGTAACCCAACATTCCTGCGGAAATGAGAGTGTTGACATCAAGCCGTGTAAGATTCTTTTCTTTCAACGTACGGAGAACGACAATTTTAATCCATTTTATAATTGCTCGCTGCTCTGTCGTGTTCAATCTCTACCTCATGCTTTTATAGATTTAATCATCTTCGCCTGTGGCTTCTCTTTTCCATCTTGACGTGCGGCCATGAATGGCTCGAATTCAACATCGTCGCCTTCTTCAAGAAGTCTAAACTCTCCTGAAGGAGCTTGTATTTTTGAAAAGTGGGCGAAGTAATCAACATCGTCTTCACCTTTGATGAATCCGAATCCTTTTTTTACGTCGAACCACAAAACTTTACCTTTGAGTGTTTTCATCTATCAGTTTCCTTATTATTAAATGTTCGTTTGTTTGCGAACAATGTGTCTATACTTTTTTTAATAGGCTTATGAAGCTTTCATCTTCTTCTTCCGAATCCTCCTCGGCTTTCCATTTTAGAATGGCCTTATGTAAAATAATGGCCGAATCGAAGATGTCGTTTAACCTTTGGGCCACGACAAAATCTGCCGAGTGATAGATGAGTTCTGTGATGAGAGTTGGAGTGAGAACGGCCTTCACCTCTGAAGATAGGTTTTTGTCGAGGTATAGGAACATTTTTTCAGCAATCTCATCCTTGAACTTGCTCATATCCCGCTATCGGAAGCGTGGCGCAAATGTATAAACTCTTACTCCATGGCATATATTTGGTGTACGATTTCGATATCACAATACTGGAGGCCCTCATGCAATATGCTTATAGACCGAATCCCCTATCCGAGTACGCTCAATGGACTTTCTTTGAAGGTGTTTTTTCTCGTGAAGAATGTGAACGTATCAAGGCCATGTTTTCTGATGGTGTTGATGCTCAAGTTGGGGGAGGTCAGGGTGTGGAGGATGTGGCCATCAGGAAGTCCAAGGTGTGTTGGTTGGAATGTAGCGCAGACACAATTTGGATTTACGAAAAAATTAGTGAATTCGTCCAATCATGTAACAATGCTCGCTATCGTTTTAGCTTGTGTGGAATGCTCGAACCCTTTCAGTTGGCCCGGTATGATGTGGGTGACTTCTATGACTATCATCAAGACTTTGGACCTAACGAATTCTCTATCCGAAAGCTCTCAATATCTGTTCAGCTTGATGATGGTGAATCTTATAGTGGTGGTGAGCTGAAGTTTATGGGACATGAGGGTACTAAAGTTTCATCTGGTATGGGTGACTTGATAATTTTCCCATCGTTCAATCCTCATCAGGTCACGCCTATCATTCATGGTGTTCGTCACTCGTTGGTTGGTTGGATATCCGGTGAACCATTCAAGTAAACGTCATGTATGATTAGTTGATAATTAATGTTCTTTTTGAAGATGCTTCTATCTCACGTTCAATCATGCTTTGAAGCTTATCAACCATGAAGTCGTTGCCTTGGGTTTGAAAGAACTGTTGCTCACGCAATAACTTTGAGAGTCGGGCATTATGGAAGTTGAGGTCGTCTGCCTTGGTCGGGTTAGGAGACTTCTCTTCTTCCTTGTATTGGACATCAAGTGGTAGTGTTGTCATTTTTAAAAATCCTTTTTTCTTTAGGCTCAAGCTCGCCTCGGTCAACATGAAAGTCGTCCGGTGCTTCGAATCCAATTCGAACTTGGTTTGATTTGATTGAGGCGATGTGAATCGTTATTATTTCTCCTCTCGGTGTAGTGATGGTGATGTGCTGTTTTTGTCTGCGAGTAAGGACTAACATTTCAACCCCCAATTATTTGATACAAATGTGTTTGTTTGTATCATTTAAACCAACTTAAAGTTAAATGGTGAACTATCGCAGGCAACATTGCAAAGCCATAAACTCATCACACAGTCATCGTGCGCTCCAAGGCCCTGAAGCTTGCCATTCATAAACGAGAAAGAACGAAGTTCGTGAATGAGTGGGTCGGTCTTTGCCCTACATCTTTCAGTCTTCCTTGGGATAATGATTTTCTTATTCTCGAATAGAACTTGTAGTGAGAGAACGCCTCGCTCTGCATTGTTTTTATTCACCGCTGTCGTGGTGAACGGTTCAATCGGCAGGTCGGTGTTTGATATCAATGTGTCTGCGAAGACTCGTTGGAATCCGTTTGATTCAATAATGATTTTCTGTGGCTTAAAGACTCGTGCTACTTCCTGAATGTTCCTTAGTTGTTCATTCATCGAAAGGCCTTTTTTACGATTGATATCCAAAAGCCATCGGTTCTTATATTGGTCTACGCCTATGGTGGTGATAACTGTAAAATCCGCTCCGACTGTGGATGATAGGGCCAAATCCACGCCCATGAATACATCCATTTCACGCTTCTCTGCTTCTGTGAGAAACGTTGGCATCTCATACATGTTGTCACACGCTGATTGAATAATATAGTCGGGGAATAGCGATGCTTCGTCTGAGATAGCGTTACAAAGATACTCTCGTGAGAAACGTGTTGAACCTACCTCGTCCTTTCTTTTCTCAAGCATTTCTTTGTTATATCGAGTGGGCCACAACGCCTCTCCTCGGTCATTGAATGCAGGGAATTTTTTAAAGAAGTATGCCCTGTTATTTTCAAGTTTGAAGTAAAGGTCTTCTTGGTGGAATGGTGTTCCAACTACAATTAACTGTCCGTAGGGAACTAGCATGGGTGTTACCGCTGAGTAGAAGTAATCAATCTGCTTATTTCGAGTGAGTTCTGAATAGATTGATTCATCGTTCAAACAGTCATCGGCCACAATCCAAACAGGGTGGGCACCTCGGACTGAAACTCCCCAACCTCTCGCTCGAATGATAGCTCCATTGGATAACTTGATTTCGGTCTTGGACCAAACGTCTTTCACCTCTGGAATGAGCCAATGCAGTTTTGGATTTTCTTCGATTTCACGCTTCACGAGGTCTAAAAGTTTAATAGCTTGGTCTTGAGTGTTTGAGAAAATGTACCCGATGGAAACTCGTGGGATAGATTTGAATTCTGTGGCACCTCTAAGCTTCTGTGGAATCCAATTGTAGTAGGCCCTCCATATTGGATAGGCGAACGAGAAGAAAAAGCTTTTACCGTGGTCTCGTGGGGCCTCAAGGGCCATCTTATCTTCTTGAGCAACAATCTTTGACCATGATTTATGATGAGTGGAGACTTCCATTCCCAATACTCTTTCAGCGAAGAATGATAAGTCGTTCCGCTGAAACCATTCAAGCCATTGGTCGGGCGGTCTCTTGGTCATTACGGTCATCAATCAATCCTTCAATTTCGATATCGAAATTACTTTATGTCTGCGCAGCTTTTACTGGCCCAAACAACTTCGAACCCCTCGCCGACTAGGTCATCTGGTGTGAGCGTTATCACGCCAAAAACTGTCTTGTTATTAAATGCTATCTCTTTGTTTGATTGATTGTAGGACCATTGAATTAATTCTGAACAGTAAAATGCTTCAACGTCTGAATGCTTAAAGCTGTAGTCGTACGGCTTTCCAATTTGTGTTTTTGCAATCTCAACGGCTTTGGCCATATCTGGGACCGTTGCCTTGTTGGGCTTAACTGCAATGATAAAATCTTTTTTCATCATGAAGTCGATTAGGTCTGTCTCAACTACGCCTTTGCCAATCGCTTCGATAACCGATGAGCTTCCGGTATAGATTGCGGAATGTGACCAAAAATCAGGAATGAATAAGTTTCCCAACTCTCCATTAGTCTTAGTGATTAGAATTGTCCCTTCATCTAAGAGTAGAGACTTGAATGAACGATAATCTTCCGCTGTGATGAGCTTGCGTGTCCATGGTGAGGCGATGTTGCCTATGAGTGGTGATATCCACGTTACGAATCTTATAAGCTGTCTTTGAATGTATATCCTCAATGGCCTTACCTCTATTAGAGAAGGGGGAGTTTTACCTCCCCCTCATCATTTAATTAATAAGCACCAACAAAGAAAATCTTGTCGCCTTCTTCAATCGCTTCGGCACCGCCCGGAGCTAGGAGTGAACCCACCCAAGTAATACGAGTTTTGCCATCAACGATAGAAGTGATGAAGTCTTCACCTTCGTGAACTGCCATACGTCCAACCGCACAAGACATGAGTTTTAAATACACTCTGTCGAGGTCGATGAACGAAAGTTCTGCTCCAACAACCGCTGAACCGTTTGCGAAAGATGGACCGTCAACTCTGGCTTCTAAAATTTCAATTCTACCTTCCAAAGGAACTAGAGCGGCATCAGTATATGCCTGACTAGATGCAAGTGTAGCGTCATCGCCTGCGATTCTTGCATTCTGTTCAACGATAACTCTTGCCTCAGTATTTTCATTCGCAGCAAGTAAAGTAGCGTCATCGCCTGCGATTCTCGCATTCTGTTCAACGATAATACTATTAGCTGAGTCTTGAGAACGTAGAGACAACTCTTCTTGAGTAGCTTGTAAAGACTGTTCAATAGATACGTAATCTGACTGTAGTGCAAAAGCGGAAGTGTCTACGCTTGGAATTTGAGAAATCTTTAAATCTGTATAAGCTTTTGAATCCAGTAAACTAGCAGCATCTCCGGCAATTAAAGCTGACGTGCTGGCCTTTAAAGCTAGAGCATTATCAATACCTTCAAGAGAAGCGTCTACAGTGCTTGCAGACCTTGTGTAGTTAGTAGCAGGGTCGGCAACAGAAATACTGCGAGCATCATCTAAGAAGTCAAAGCTTACACCAGCTCCTAAATCAAGAACTCTAGCGGTCAATACACCTGATGAACTTCTGTTGAAAGACATTGTTGTATGAGAGACAGAATCCATCTTGTAGCGAGTAGCACCTACCGCTTGACCAAGTTTATAAGCAGAAGCAAGGTCGCCTGAACCAGAAAAAATTCTGAATTGGTTATTAACAAAACCAAGATAAGAAGATGATGTAGAGCCAAGAATAGAACCGTTAGAAACTGTGCCTCTCATCGTTCTATCAATGTCGTAAATTCTACAACCGTCAATTTCACCAAGAGTTAAAGCAGGACCGATAACGTTGCCGAATGTCGAATTGTGCGCTTTAAGTGTTAAACCTGAATTCGGTGCCAGATTAGCTGTACCTTTAGAAGCAACGTTCCATGTAGCAAAATCTGTTAAGTAAGAATAAGGAACAGCACCAAAGAACATTCTATAAGCTGATGAGGCAGCGATGTTACAAGAATCAACTTCAATTACACCACCGGGCAATGCTCTTGTCATGTTAGCTGTATAGCTTGAAGTAACTACCCAGTTACCAACTGAAACGCTATCAAGGGCAGCATAGAACTGACCGTGAGAACTATCCCAGTTAAGACCAGTACCAAAACCTGCTACTGTTGATTCTTCAAAAGCCAAAGCTACTTGACCAGTAATAACGAAGACACTAGATGTTTGGTCTGACTCAGTACCACCACTAGCATTTCCAGAAATTTCCATATTCATGAAAGCTGACACACCTGTGAACGGAGCAGGGAAACTAGCTTTCATATTTTCTAAAGCAGAACATGGAAAATCTGCAAGTTTTACCGATGTCTTAACATCGCCGATAATAGTTGCGCCATCGCCTTTTAATTGAACTCTTGCTCTTTTAAATCCAAGAACTACGTTTTCAGTGTAGCGGCCCGGAGCGAGGTTAATGATTAGTTTTTCAGTAACAAACTTTCCAACGTTAGCGTTGTAAGAAGTGTTTGAAGGGTTTCCAAGTGAAGGGACTTGTGAATAAGCGAAGTTAATAGTTTTGAATGGACGAAGTAATGAACCACGACCGATTTCATCCACACCGTTTACTGCATCAACATGCACGATGTTTTTAGAATAAACTTCTAGCGCAACAATATCACTTTCAGCGATTGATACTCTAGCTTCTAGCCCACTAAAGTCAACTGGTGGAATGGCCGCAATTTGAGCATCTGCATAGGATTTAGCTTCTGCGATTCCATCAGATAGTTCAACTTTGCTTGCCTTTTCAGATTCTAAAGCTCCAAGCTGAGTGAGAATTGCACCTGTAGCCGTTTGGTCAGAAGCAATTGCAGCGGCAATTTCTGTAATCGTATCAAGAGTTGCATCAGGGATTCCACCCATGATTTCAGTCTTCGCTTCTGCAACTTTTTGGTCTGCATAGCTTTTTGCTTCATTAACTGAAGCGATGTCTGCGGCTGCCAATTCTTCTCTGATAGCAGCATCTTCGAGCGAACGAGTATTCTCTTCCGATGTGAGGTCTGACTTTACATCTTCAATTTGGTCATCAAAATAGCTGACCACTTGTGGGGCCAAAAACTTCTTTTTAATCTGTTGAGACATCTGGTTTCTCCTTGAAACGTGTTATTTCAAACAAACAATCTTTTCGGAATTATTACATGTATTTTGCGTAGTTAACTATGATGGTGTCTCCATCTTCAATGCCTTCAATCCCATTATAGGCCACGCTGCCTATTAGGGTGACTCTCGTCTGTTCGCCCAAGGCTTCAACTATATAGTCTTCGCCTTCAATCAACATCAAACGGGATAAATGGACATGGACAGAATTTTCAACCGCTCTATGTGGTAAAACTACACCTGTGAAAGTAGAAGAATCTTGTATTACTACTTTTTCTTTTGCAAAAGCTTGTTCAATCACTTTTTCGGACAATTCAATCAAAGTGCTATCAATGCTTATAAACTTGCTTTTAATTTTCCCAAAGGCTTCAAGGATTGTGTCTGCTTCTAATATCGTACCTGTCACTAAAGAGAGGCCCGACAGTGTAGTTACAAGAACGCTTGAAAAGAAGTCTGAGATAGTTTCTGAAAGCTGAGTACCTGTATGATTTGCTCTGGCCTTCAAGTTTGCATCAGTGTCGTTTGCTGTCGCTCCCTCTTCAATACCTGACAACTTAGCTCTCTCTATGTCTGTGAACAGAAATTCTGATTCTGGCAAAGGTATCGCTTCGTGTGCTTCAACTATCTCTGATAGATAAACCTGTTCTGATTCTGAAAGCGGTTCGGCAAAATCAATGTCAATGGCCGTGCCCACGATTTGAATATAGTTCAAGGTAGGAACAATCGAACTAGCTCTAATTTCACTCGCTAACCTGTCTAATGCCGCTGCCTTGTTAAACGTGTATGTCATGTCAATCCTCGCTTCTTCTTATCTTATATCGTTCTGAAAATTTCCAATGTTGCATTTCTTACTGTAGCTAAAGCACTTCCGCTTGTACCAACTCTGAATCTTAGTTCTATTATTTTCGCATCAATTAGCGTTGGGACTGTGATGTATGAGCCAAACTCTGTGAACTTTCCTGAAGGAGATGTGTCTTCAACGTCCTCAACCACTTCGCCATCTATCAAGACTTGAAAGTGAATAGAACGAGCATTTGAGGCCATCATAAACTCCGCTGTGAACTCAAGCCGATATGTCCCACTTGCAAGTTTTGGAGTGGTCATGGTCGCTGCCGTAACCCAAAATTCAGTGCTAGTGGTTGCCCTTAAAGTCTTATCTTCAACGTGTTGATAACTGGTTTTTAAAAAACTCATTTGGTAATATCTCCTGTCGGATTTCGACATCGCAATTTAAGGAGGCAGGAAAAGACAATCTTCCTTGAGTTCACTTTAGTCCCTACCTTGGGGCCAGTATTCTCTTCCCACCGCAAACTATTTCGGATTGTCATGTCGGAGGGTCCACCTTTCCATATCAGATGTTTTGATAATTATTTCTTCTGTAAGGCCATAACTGCCTTTGCCAGTGTATTGAATGCGGTCATTGATTAGGTGATGAAACGAAACTTTCATCTTTATACGTTCTTCGTTTTGGTGACGTACTGAGAGAACTCTGATGTAAAGAGTGTACCCGGTTTCGTGTTGGTAGCATTTTCCGGGTACAAAGCTCTTAGTCATCTTGTCTGCGCCTTAGTTTAATCGTACGCCGTCTGCGTAGGTTTCGGGATTAACTCCCTTGTGTGCGTTTAGCGATTCTTCAAGAAACTTTAATCTGTCTTGGTCTCTATGGAATCTCTTCTCATAAGCGTCAACACATTTGACCGCTTCAACGAATAGCTCTTGATGCGCTGCAACTGAAGACTGTCTGAGTGCAAGGCCCACGAGTGTTACTCCAAGAATCAACTGAGTCATTACCAACCAATAGTGTGCTGAGAATCCTTCAACCAAAACATGTGATAACGGTGTTGTTACAATATAGAATAAGTGAAAAAATCTTGAATCAACGTCGAGTGCTATAGATTTAATAACATCTGTTACAACGAACTTAACTTTTTCCCACCATGTTTTATCCTGCATAGCTACTCTCCAATGTTGTTCGCTCAACTGCGAGGTCTCTGTTGTCTGCTAGTTCTTCTGTGAATTTTTCAGGGAAGCGTTTAGCAAGTTTATTGATATTCATTTCCATCAACTGTTCAATTGAGAGTCCACTGACTCTGCATACAATCGAAACGTACCAAAGAATATCTCCGCATTCTTCTGCGAGGTTTACTTTGTCGATTGGTTTCCCATAATAGATATGCTTCTTGAGCATATCCAACACTTCATTCGCCTCTGTGCTTAGTCCAATCCCTGCATGAAGTAGCTTGCAAGTATCTTCGTTCTGCAACCTGTGAGCTACAACCGCATAGCTTGGAAGGTCTGTTCGTGCTGACTTTTCAACGTACTGTTCGTTGTTCATTTTCAATCTCCCTGTTGTGGTACTTCAATTGAATGAAAGTTGTCTGCGCTTGTCAAACAAATTGGAATGGTCGCTCCTGTTGTGTTTTTGGTGGTGACTTGGTCATGTGGTGTGAGCCGCATAGGTCGCACTTGTAAAAATACATAAGTCTTCCTTGCTCTATGTATTTATCAACAATTGTATTCGCCTGTTCTTCTGAAAAGTTTCTCTTTCTTAAGCAGGCCCCTACCATGATTCGTCGAATGGTATTTGGATTAACCCACAAGAGGCTAAACATGATGTTCTGACATTCTCTGTTTAAATTCTTTTACCCTCTTCTTCATCTCGTAATGAGACCTAACCTCTTTCTCGTCGTGCGCCTTCCACTGAAGGTCTCCGCTAACCAAGTGTCGCATCTTTCTTGGTGACATCGACATGGCCTTCCCAAGCTCGATGTGGTCGTTAGTTTCCATGAGTTCTTTCAGCATTTCAGTATGAGTCATCCTTGCTCCTATGCTAAGTTTTCTCTGTGAAATACTTAGCAGAATGTTATGCAACTCCTTACAATCCTTGGAGTTCTCTGGTTGGTTCTATGTTCGTTCTATTCCTCTGGTTCTGGGTCTTTTACAAGTCCTGATTCTCTTATTTTCTCAATCACTTGAAACATTTCGTCGTACGTGAGCGATTCAAGCCTTGGGTCTGGTACGCCTTCAACTGTTGTGGATGTGGCTTCGACTGTGGTTCCTGTTGACGGTCCTGTGGCATGGTGATGAACAACCTTTAACTGGTTTACAATTTGGGTGATTCCCACGTTCTCTTTGGGATGAACGCCCATCGCTTTCAAATAAACTGCATGATATTTTTCAAGAGCGTTTGCTCCATCGCTTAGGTCTTTCATTGATAGACCGCTTTCCCATCGTCCTGTGAGTGCATTGATGGTCCGTATTGGATTCTTTGCAAGCGAGTCCATAGTCTTTACTAGGCCGAGCTTTGCGCCCTTCACGAAGTATTCATTGCTCTCTACGATTTGGTCGATGTTTCTCTTCGCCATTTTCTCAAGGATAGCGTTTTGAACTTTCGTACGCTCCTCAAGCCATGAACCCAAGCCTTCGAAGTCGATAAGCATTTTAGACTGTCGCTGAGTATATCCCTTATTCTGTTCAAGCCATGTCTCCGGTGCGAGTTCTCCACCGAATAGTGACCATTCAGATTTGAGAATGGAAGCATCGTGCGATAGTTTATCTTTAAGTGCTGCGGGTCCACCCGCCGAAAAGCCCGCCTCTGTGAATGGGTCTTTGATTTCGACTTCCTCACGGTGTTTCAATCCCGCCTTGGTCTTCTCCCGCAAAAGAGAGCTTGCACGTCTTCCCGCTGACGCTTCTTTCAGCAATTTCGCACTATTACGGGTCTTTTTAACACTCTTTTCGTCCATGTTGTATCTCACTGTGGTACTTATTCGGCATAACTAATTGAAATGCCTATATACTTTATTGTGCTGTGGTTTAGATATATGGGTCAAGTATTTTTAATACTTGGGAATTCAAGTATTTTGTCGTCTGGGTGTTGTCTGGGTGTTGTCTGCGTTTGATGGTATTGCGCTTTAGTTAACGTGGCCTATACCGTGATTATTCAAGGAATCTGTTAAGTGTATGGATTGATTAGGCTTACCTTGGACAGTGTATGTCCAAGTCATACGGACATGGTTTTGGAAATTTGTCAATGAAAATATGAGGTTATCTCATGTTTGGTTGGACATAGAAATGTCTATGTGTAATCCCATTGTGGGGTAATCCCATTGTGGGGTAATCCCATTGTGGGGTAATCCCACCTTATGACCGTAGGAAGTGGGTGTTCAATTCTTCTTGGAAGAACTTTAAAGCATCTGCTTTAAGTTCCCGATATAGCCTTCGTTCTTTTTTTAGGGTCTCTTTTCTGCTTCGTTCTGCTCGTTGGGCATCTATGACTTCGTATGCTATCACGCTGACAAACTGCTCAATGATGTGATGTGGGTGAGGCATCTCTGTCCACCCTTCGTCTTCTGAGTAAATGT